CTTCTTTTTCTTGGCATTCTTTTGAAAGGTTTCATTTTTTCTCCTTAATTTAATATCGTTTTCTATTAACACTTCTACTTTGTCTAACAAGTAGTCTTCGTATGTTTTTATTTCTTCTATTTCATACATTATTTCTCCTCTGTTTCAAAGGTTGTATGCTCTCTACAATGAGAACATATACCTATTGGTTCTAATATACTATCATCTAAAGTATACATTGGTAAAGCACTACAACATATACTATAATATTCTTTGTCCATTTATTTAATACCTCCATTTAAAGCAGTATAAAGAGTGCTAAAAAGGCCTGAAAGGAGACATGAAAGTAATAACTAACTATGTCTAAACTGCCTCGCTGACCTCACGGTTACAGCACACTCTTTATACTAAATTTATTAGAGAGGTTACAATACTCCTAGCCGCCCTACCATTTAATGAATTAGTGCACTAATCATTAACCTCACCTCTCTAATATTAACATCTTATTAAATCAATATGAACTGCTTCTGATTTATTAAATAGTTTAAATGCTTTTTTAACAGCATCTATTCTACTATCTGCAACAATAACTGTTACTAGATTGCCATATTTAAATACTCTAAACTTCATATTCAGTCTCCTTATTTTCAACGCAATCTTTGCAAATTATAAATTCACGATTAGTTGCATCGTTTGTTTTAATCATATAACTACATATTACACATTCTTTCCACATATTTATGTATTTTGTTATTATTTCTCCTATATCTTTCATGTTTATTTCTCCATATTAAAGTTAAGTAACACCTACAATTATGTATTACATATATAAAAAAAGATATTGTGCGCATACGAAGTACACGCAAATATCCAAAGGTAACTAAGCCATCTGAGACTTCAGATAGTCGCTAACAGCGGCTTTATCTGTAAGTTCAAATGAATTAGTTACAGGTCCGACGTAGATTTGGGCAGGGCGAACTAGTTTGCCCTTGTCCCATTCTTCTTCGGATTGTATAACCTTCCAGCCGACTCCACCTGCTAACGTAGTTAGCGTGTTGAGGTCGGAAACCTGTGAAGGTTGGTAAATCATAAAGCCTTTTTTGCTTTTAGTTTTATTAATAACAACGTTATTATTAGAAATAAAATCAATTAATGCTTGCATTTTTAATACTCCTTAATTTATTAATGATTATTTAAAATGTGATTTATACATCACACTCGCAGAGTGTTAAGGGGACACTGAGGCACGTACCCATGCTAAAGGACAAGTGCGGAGCACTGTGGCCTGTCGAATTTCAACAGAGTTGAGCCCCCTAGGGGCGTAAATTCGGGCGGGTACGCCTCAATGTATATCTCGTGCATCCATTCTCGTTATAATTTTTCAGAAATGGTTGATTTTCAACGGTTTAGCGTAGGATGCTTGACTTTTTTTAGGGTTTTTTAAAAAAACACTTGCAAAATTTTTTTAAAAGTGTATTTTACTACGTAGTAAGTAATCGATACTAAGTAACGATACTTAGTGCTTTTAAGATAAAAGACAAAGAACCGCTATATACGTAGTAATTACAGGCTATGGAATCTTTTTCTTGGAACAAATATATTTTTGTTACTAAATTTAGACGTAGATATACAATAATTTTTTAATTTAAGGAGAAATACATGGCGTTTATGGACAAATTCGGTACTGGTGAAGGGTTTTTAGCCAAATTAACCGAAAACACCTTTGGAAAGCAAAATAGAATAGATAGAAAAGCTGCAAGGAGGGATGCTGCTACGCCAGGTTCTGGTAAATACAACAGATTGCAAAACCAAATTAACAGGCTTTCTGGTGTAGGTGGTGGTATGATGGATGATAACTTTTTAAATCCACTTGGAACACAATCAGATTTTCAAAGAAGCAAGTTTAAAACTACTGATAAAAGCGCAGGTGGCTATGGTGAGTTTGATTTTAGTAAATTTGATGTTACTAATCCTGCAGACGTTGCTGCAGTACAAAAAGAGCTTGGTTTAGTAGAAGATGGAATATTTGGACCTGAAACTGAAAAAGCATACAGAAATATGGTAAATATGCAAAGAGAAAGTAAAGGTTTAATGGGTTATACCTATGGCGATACTCCAGAAGATACTGATGTTTTAATGGATGCTATGGGAGTAGAAGATGTTTATGGTCCTGAAGAAGACGATGACGACGATGTTTATATGCCTATTGGACCTGGTTCAGCACTTGGTAATAGATTTAAAAGATATTAATGTTTAAAGGTAAAGCTTTATGGTTTTTGAAACAACAAGCCTCTAGATTAAAAGTCAAGGGGCTTTCGTTTATAGAGAATATTTATAAATGGGCTATGATGGTTAGACATATAGAGTCTGACAACAATCCTAAGGCATCTGCTGGTACTACATCAGCTAAAGGTGTGTATCAGTTTACAGATGCTTCAGTACAGACTGCAAAGAATAGAATGTTTAATATGGGTTTTGAAAAAGAATACATAAGGGAAATTAACAATAATCCTCATGAATGGACAGATGAACACGCAGATAGTATGTTTTTAGCTAATATGTTTGCTCAAAGAGGTTCTGATGCTTTATTAAAAAAAATAGGCAAAGGTGACCTAGATGCTATGAAAACAGCTTATTATAAGTTTCATCATACAGACCCAGATAATGCAACTAAGAAAAGAGTAAATAATATAATAATTTAATGTATACTATTGATATACATCATAAAGGGGACAAACAGCCTACTACATACGCAGTTTTAAAAAAAGAAGAGGCAGATGCAAAAAATTTGCCTTATAAATATTGGAGGGATGCAGATGAAGGAGAATATGGAATCTCGGATGATGAGTATGTGGCTAAGGTCATCTCTAAGTCCACCTATAAACCTACTAGCGTTTATATTCGCTATCCCTTTGGTTATACTTTTTATAACCCTAATTATAGCAGTGTTAAGCTTAAAGCTTCTGGTCGTAAGTCTAACACGACCATTAGTGGAAAGACTAACTGGGAAGTCCTGTCCAATGGGCAAAAGATGAAAAATTTAGCCATGGTTTATGCTCAGACTATGGATTATGACAAGGCAATAGAGCATGTTTTCGATAATCCTTCTGATAATCAAAAGATTATGTGGAAGAGAAGAATGAAAAAGGAGAAGTTTAAGGATATGGTAAGAGAAGAGTTACAAGCCCTGTTAAATGAACACGGACTAACTGAAGATTACACATTACAGCTTTTAGAAGAAACAATACGAAAAGCTAAAGATAAAGGTGATATTACTAATTTAATGAGAGCTGTAGATAATTTACAGGATATGCATGGTATGAAAGAAAAGCATCTTCTTAAAACTACAGAACAAATAGAAGCTACTAGTAATACAAAGCTTATTGACGAATTAACAGAAACAGAAGAAAAGTTAATAGCAACTAAAACAACTATAACGGAGGATTAATTATGCCGAAAGTAGGCGGGAAAAAGTATGCTTATACAGCAAAAGGAAAAGCTGCAGCTAAAAGAGCTATGGCTAAAAAGAAAAAAAAGAAATCTAAAAAGAAAAATAAAATGGATGTAAGTTATTATGGCTAAAAGAGTAAGTTGGATGTGGGGAGGAAAGCGATATAGTGGTACTCTTATAAGAGAGACTAAAACACATAAATACGCTAGAACCCATAACGGCAAAGTAAAAACAATAAAGAAGAAGTAATGGCAAAATCACCAGCATGGCAAAGAAAAGCAGGAAAAAATCCTAGTGGAGGCTTAAACGCAAAAGGAAGAGCTTCATACAAAGGAGGCACGCTTAAAGCCCCTGTTACGCAAAAAAACCCTAAAGGTAAAGCAAAGGCTAGAAGAAAGTCGTTTTGTGCAAGGATGTGTGGTATGAAACGTAGACTAACCAGTGCAAAGACTGCTAGAGACCCTAACAGTAGAATAAACAAAGCTTTACGTAAATGGAATTGTAATTGCGGTAAAGAAAGGGCTAAAGTATTAAGCAAAAAGTAATGGACTACGAAGAAAAGTATGAGAAGTTACAGGCATTAAAGAAGTTAAAGAATAATATGGCTTTGTTTGGAAAGCATTGTTTTCCTACAGCATTAAAGAAAAGCACGCCTTCTTTTCATACTAACATATATAAGGACTTAGGTAACGAAGAGAAAAGAAGAGTTTTAATAGCTGCACCTAGAGGTACGGCTAAATCTACAGTTACTACACTTATATACCCATTATGGAAAGCTGCATTTAAAAAGTCAAATGAAGAGCTATTTATAGTTATTATATCTGAGTCACAGGCTCAGTCTATTAACTTTCTATCTCGTATTAAATATCATTTGACTTATAGCACTCAATTTAAATCAATTTTTGGAGACTTAGGTCCTGAGACAGCTACTAAATGGACTCATACAGATATTGTACTTGCTAATGGTGCTAGAATGGTAGCTGTAGGTACAGGACAAAGAGTTAGGGGTTTTTTGCAAGGAGATACACGTCCTAATTTAATTATAGTAGATGATTTTGAGTCAGAATTAAATGCATATACTCCAGAAGCAAGAGCAAAAAATAGAAAGTGGTTAACTGAAGCTGTTATACCATCTTTATCTGATGAAGGTAAAATAGCAATGATTGGAACGGTTATATCTGAGGATTGTTTTTTATGTTGGGCTAAAGAGTCATCTGCATGGAATGTACTTTGGTTTTCTATTTGGGACGATAATGAGGAAAGTATATGGCCTGAAAGATTTCCTAAAGAAAGAATACTAGCTATAAAAGAAGAATTTAAATCTGTTGGTAATATTAACGGGTTTTTTCAGGAGTATATGAATATAGCTCAGTCTCCTGATGATGCACCATTTCAACCAGAATGGATAAAGATACATCATTTAGATTATGAAAGAAGACAAAATCAAAATTTACTTATTAAAAATAAAGGATTGGAAAATGAAGAAATTAAACCTGTTGAATTGTATATTGGGGTTGACCCTGCAAGTTCTCTGTCTTCTAGGGCTGATTATTTTGTTATCACTGTCATCGCTATTGATAATGAGAATAATAAATATATTGTAGATATGTATCGAAATAGAATATCTCCTGCAGAACAACCTAGCCTTATAATTAAATATTATAAAAAATATAAACCACGTAGAGTTAAAATAGAAACAGTTGGTTATCAAGAAGCTTTAAGGACAGGTGTAAGAGAATTAATGAAAGAAGAAAATTTATTTATACCTGGTATTGAGTCAGGTGTAAAACCTCGTAATGCTAAATCTGAAAGATTATTATCTTTAGTACCTTTATTTGCAAAAGGAACTTTTTACTTTAGAGCAGAAGATACACATGCTCAAGCAGAGTTTCTTTCTTATCCTAAAGGAAAGCATGACGATATTATGGATTCTGTTTGGACTGCTTTAGATGGAGCAAAACCATGCAGAATTAAAACTTTTCAACAACAATCTGATGAAGAATGGCGAAATAGAAAGAAAAAACTTGATTGGTTAACATTATAGGTGGTAAATTAAGCAGATGGACTACGACAAAAAAGACAATAAATCGGATATAGTTAATGATACTTTAGATTTATTTGACAAATACTCACAGAAGAGAGACACATGGGCTCAACACGCAAAGGAAGATAAAGAATTTAGATTAGGCAGACAGTGGACTAAAGAGCAAAAAGAAGTTTTAGAGAGTAGGGGTCAGGCAGCTATAGTAATTAACAGAATACATCCTGCTGTAGAATCAGCAAAAGCTATGCTAACTTCTAATAGACCTGCATTTAGAGCAGCTCCAAGGGAAGATTCAGACAATAAAATAGCACAAATATTTAGTAATCTATTATCTTATATGTATGATATTTCTGATGGAAGAAATGTTGTAAGACAAGCAGTAGATGATTATTATGTAATGGGTATGGGTTTTATACATATATATCAAGACCCTATGAAAGATATGGGTAAAGGTGAAGTATGTATGCATGATGTTGACCCATTAGATGTATATATTGACCCTAATAGTAGAGACAGGTTTTTTGATGATGCAGAAAACATTATTATATCTAAATTTTTTACAAAGGCTCAAGCAGAAAAGCTTTGGCCAATGTATAAAGAAAAAATAGAAAATGCTTCATCTAAAGGTGGTTATGGTAATGCACAAGATTGGAATGCACCAGCAACTACAAGAGAAGATGATGGAGAAGTTCAGTTTCCTGAAGATGTAGGAAGAATGAATGAGCAAGATTATATAAGAGGGTATGAAAGATATGAGAAAATAGATGTTCAGGAATTTAGAACATTTGAAAAGTTTAGTGGCAAAGAAGATTTATTGACAAAGGATGAATATTCTGAGTATCTTAAAAAACCTGCCTATAGGGTTGAAGGTCAATTAATAACAGATACTCAACAGGCTGCTGCATTATTTGCTCAATTGCAAATGCAAGCACAACAATTATTTGAACAAGAAGTTGCTGAAATGGAACAAGTTGGTTATGATGAAAAAGCTATTCAAGAAAGAATAAAGACAGGACCACTAGAAGTTAATATGGAAGAACTTGTCTATCATGATTTAGTTTCTGAAGGATTAATAGAAATAGTTGCAGTAACGTCTAAAAGAATTAAGCAATGTGTTATAATAGGAGATACTTTACTTTATTCTAGGGTATTACCTATTGACCAGTATCCAGTAGTTCCAGTAATGAACATACATACTAGAACTCCTTATCCTGTATCTGATGTTAGGTTAGTTAAACCTTTACAGGAATACATAAATAAAACACGCTCTTTGATAATTGCACATGCAACAACAAGTACTAATACTAAAATACTTGTACCAGAAGGTAGTGTTGATATGAAAGATTTTGAAGAGAAGTGGGCTCAACCAGGAGTAGCAATCCCCTATGACCCCACTGATGGTGCTCCAGTGCCAGTTCAGCCCACGCCTCTTCCGAATGAGTTGTATCAAAACGAGCAAACAGCAAAGAATGATATTGACCATGCATTAGGATTATATGAAATGATGATGGGTAATTCACAACAAGCACCTGCTACATACAAAGCTACAATTAGTATAGATGAATTTGGTCAAAGAAAAATGAAATCTAAATTAGCTGATGTAGAAAGTGCATTGACAAGAATAGGTGAACTTGCTATACCTTTAATGCAACAATTATACTCAAGTGAAAAAGTATTTAGAGTTATACAGCCAAATAACTCTATGAGTGAGTACATTATTAACAAAAAGTTAGTAGATGATAAAACTGGAGAAATTAAAATTTTTAATGATATAACTGTAGGTAAGTATGATGTTATTGTAGTAGCAGGCTCAACACTTCCAAGTAATAGATATGCGGAACTTGAGTTTTACATGGATGCTTACCAAAAAGGACTTATTGATAGACAAGAAGTTCTTAAGAAAACAGAAATATTTGACATGGAAGGAGTGCTTGAAAGAACTGATGAAGTTGGTAAACTTCAAAGAGCACTTCAAGGCATGGAAGATGAAATCAAAAAACTTAAAGGTGACCTGCAATCTAGAGATAGAGAAGCAGTTAACCTTAGGAAAAGAGTTGAAGTTGAGAAGTTTAAAAACGAACTTGACCAAGTTAGTAATAAGGCTAAAGCCGCAGGTACAGTTTATGAAAAACGACTTGATGACAGCTTATCCACCGTCAAATCTAAAATAAAAGATGAGACAACTAAACAAGGCTCACCCTCTTCTGGTGGAAAAAGAGGCAGTCAAAAGGAGAAGAAATAAATGTCACAAGAAAATATACAAGCAGACACCCCTCAAGAAGGCGCAAATGAACAGCAATATGCTTCGTTAGAAGAAGCTGTATTTGGCAATATAAACGAGGGCTCTGATAGTGTTGAAAGTGCTTTTACAACAGGTAAAGAAGGAAGTGAAGAAACAGCAGCTCCAGAAACTGGACAACCTGCTAATGAAGAAAATACTCAACAAACAAGCAATGATGAAACTAGGTATCAATACTGGCAGTCACAAGCTGATAAACTAAAGAATGAAAATGAGTCTTTAAAAACTCAAATGAATCAACAGTATCAGCAACAATCAACTGCTGCTAATGAAGAACCTGCTCAACCTGCTAATGAAGAGTTTCCTCCACCTCCAAATAAACCTGAAAGACCTAGAACTTTTAGTAGAGAGGAAGCATACAGCGACCCTGCTAGTGAAAGTGCTAGATATTTAGATGCAGTAGAAGATTGGAGAGATGATATTGCAGAATACAATACTTTGAAAACTCAATATGACAATGCTATAATGCAAGAAAAATTTGATGCTATAGAAAAACAAAAAGTTGAAGAAGCTCAAAAATTCGAAGCACAACAGCAACAAGCCCAACAACTAGAACAGGTTAAAGGGCATGTTATGGGTCATCATGGTATGTCTGAATCAGAAGCTCAAGATTTTATGCAAAAAATGTCAGACCCTAGGTCACTCAATGTAGATAACCTTGTCCAATTATATAGGATGCAGCATGGAGGAGCT